CCTATGAAGGATGAGAAAGGTAGACCAACAAGGAAGGCGTTGGCACTAAGGAAATGGGATTGCTAAATGGCTAACAAGACTTATCTACAACTTGTTAACGATGTGCTCATTCGTTTGCGTGAGAATGAAGTTACATCTGTTACGGATACTGCATACTCCAAGCTCATTGGTAAGTTTGTTAATGATGCTAAGAGACAGGTGGAAGATGCCTATAATTGGAATGCTCTGTCAGAGACTATCACAGTTGCTACCTCTACAGATCTGTTTAACTATGTGTTAACTGGCTCTGGTATTCGTTTCCGTGTCTTCGATGTGATTAATGACACAAGCAACTGGTTCCTGAATAATGCCTCCACTATGGAGATGGACGAGTGGTTCCTAGTTGATACTCCTGAGAAGTCTGCTCCACGCTACTTTAACTTTAACGGTGTAGACTCTAATGGCGATACACAGGTAGACCTCTATCCTATTCCTAATGGCGCATACACAATTAACTTTAACTTAATTAAACCACAGGCTGAGTTATCTGCTAACGCTGACCAGATCAAAGTTCCTGCAGAGCCTGTCATCTTCCTGGCCTATGCAAAGGCTTTGGCAGAGCGTGGTGAAGATGGTGGACTGCGTAGTTCAGAAGCCTATGGATTATATCAGACTTCATTAGCAGACCATATCTCTATCGAAGGTAATAAGTATCCTGACGAATTCCTTTGGGACCCAGTTTAATGGCACAAGAGACCCAAACCGCTTCTATTGCTGCACCAGGATTCTTTGGATTAAACATCCAAGAGTCTGCGGTATCTCTGTCTTCAGGATTTGCGCTAGAGGCTAACAACTGTGTCATTGACCGCTATGGTCGTATTGGTGCTCGTAGAGGCTGGACAACAGTTAACAGTGCAGTCAACACTGACTTAGGTTCTGCTAACCCAGTGCAGTTTATGTTTGAGTTAACAGACAATGGCTCTAGTCAATTCATTAGTGGCGGTAATAATCATTTGTTTACTGGCACTACCACGATGACTACTGCTTCTGTGCGTAATCAGGCTAATAGTGCTAATCTTACCTATACGATTACTGGTAACAACTGGCAAGCTGCTGCTCTGCCTTATGGTGACGCTGCAGAAGCAGAGCCTCATGCCTACATAGCACAGACTGGTCATCCTACACTGGTATACCATCGTATGCCTACTCCAGGCACTGGTGCTACCTTCTCAGTTACTACTGTCTCTAGTGGTGTTATCACTGCCTTGTCAGTTACAGCGGCCGGTAGCGGCTACAATGTTGGAGATATCCTTACACTATCTGGTGGCACTACCGCTGCCACAGTAACTGTTGCTACTTTGTCTGGTACTGGTGTGGCTACAGTAACAATTACTACTGGTGGAGCAGGTTATAGCAATGGTAACGCACTTACCAGCACTGTGACAACGATTGCTAATCCACACAGTCACGCAGGTTCCTACGGATTTCAAAGGCTTGGAGATGTTGGTACTATACCTCTTGGCTACACAACAGCCGATTTTAGCCCTAACTGTGCTCTCGCTGCTTATGGTCGTATATGGCTAGCAGATATCGTAGGAGACCCACAGACAGTCTACTTTAGTCGCTTATTGGATGGCTCTGACTTCCAAGGCGGTGACTCAGGCTCTCTGTCTCTTAATGCTATATTTCCTAATACAGACAAGATAGTTGCTATGGCGGCGCACAACGGATTCCTTATTATCTTTGGTCGTAACAACATTGCTGTCTATGCAAACCCAATTGATGTTACTACACTGACACTAGCAGACTACATTCCTAATGTTGGTTGTGTTGCTAGGGATTCGGTGCAGAGCACTGGTACGGATATCATCTTCTTGTCTGATGCTGGTGTGCGTAGTCTGCAGCGAGTCATCCAAGAGAAGTCTTTACCTATGAGGGATATCTCTAAGAATGTTCGTGATGACCTGATGGGTAATGTGGCATCTGAGACAGCAACTAATATCAAATCTGTCTACTACGAGCGAGATGCTTTCTATCTATTGGCTCTGCCTACCACCAAGTTTGTATACTGCTTTGACATGAGAGCACCACTGCAGGATGGATCAGCCAGGGTTACCACATGGACTAACATAGAGCCAAGGTCATTCTTGGTTACTAATACCAAAGACCTATACATTGGCAAACCTGGGTATATTGGTAAATACTTTGGTCATACCGACAATGCTGTTAACTATCGGTTTAGTTACTACACAAACTACTTTGACTTCGATGCTCCTACCAGGGAGAAGATTATGAAGCAGGTTGGGTTTGTGGTAATTGGTGGTTCTAACCAGGATGTAGCTGTAAAGTGGGGCTTTGACTATAACGAAAACTTCTTTGCATTTACGAAAAAACTTGACACAGCCGTAATTTACGAGTATAATATAGGTGAGTACAATATTGCTGAGTTCTCAGATGGTATCGTCTTAGATAAGTTCAAGATACAGGCTGGTGGTACAGGCGCTGTGATGCAGGTAGGTTTAGAGGCAGAGATTAATGGTAATCCAATTTCTATTCAGCGGATTGATGTATATATTAAACAAGGAAAAATAGTATGAGTAATTATACCAAGGCTACTAACTTCGCTGCTAAGGATTCACTGCCTAGCGGTAACGCAGGTAAGATTATTAAAGGCACAGAGATTGATACCGAGTATAATGCTATTGCTTCGGCTATCTCTTCTAAGGCTGACACAAACAGTCCTACCTTTACTGGAACACCGCTAGCCCCTACTCAGGCTACTGCTACTACTAATAATACACAGATTGCTACCACAGCGTTTGTACAAGCTGCTATTGCTGCTGCTAACATTGTTCCTTCTGGTACTATTGTCCTTTGGTCAGGCTCTGTCGCTAGTATCCCAACTGGATGGGTTTTGTGTAATGGTTCTAACAGCACTCCAGATCTGCGTAATCGCTTTGTTGTAGGCGCTGGTTCTACTTATGCTGTTGGCGATACTGGTGGCTCGGCTGATTCAATTGTTGTGAGTCATACACACACAGCAACTGTTACTGACCCAGGTCACAACCACAATTATACAAGCTATGGTGAACTTAATAATGGAACAGGAAGCGGATCAAATATATTTGCAACTCCTGGCACTACAACTACAGGATCAAGGACAACAGGAATTACAGTAGAAAACTCATCAACTGGTTCATCAGGCACTAACGCTAACCTGCCTCCGTACTATGCGTTGTGCTACATCATGAAGACTTGATGAAGATACCTGTTATAACAACAGATGACTTTATTATTTATTTAGAAGATAACGAAGGAATTGTTTTTATACATTGTGATGTTTTAAGAAAGTGGAATAAAAAAGTAAAACAAAAGTTGTTAAAGTCTTTTGATGTTTTAACTAAAGAGTGGAATAGAGAACTTTATGCCTTGCACACTCCAAACGATTCAAAACATGAAAAGTTTTTACAGATGTTTAAGTTTAAATATTTAACATCAATTAAAGGCAAGGATCAAAGTGACTACGATATTTATGTTTGGAGATAACTATGGGCGTTGAAGCAGCACTTATTGCATCTGGAGCTTCTCTACTTGGAGGAGCAATGGCAGGACGGTCTGCTGAAAGAGCGGCAAGAACATCGGCAGATGCTCAGATGAGAGCGGCCCAACTAGCGGCTGAAGAGCAGAGATTTAGGCCAGTCGGTATATCTTCTCGCTTCGGTCGTTCTATGTTTGAGTTCGGTCCTGAAGGTAGATTAACTGGTGCTGGTTATGAAGCCTCTCCTGAGATTCGTGCACTGCAAGATAGACTATCTGCTCTGTATGGTACAAGTCTAGGACAGGCTGAACAAGCACAAGCCGCTGCAGAGCCTCTAGGAGCCGCTGGAAGGCGTTTGTTTGGCTTGGGTGAGCAGTACCTAGCCGAGTCTCCAGAAGCCGCTAGACAGCGTGTATTTAACGAATTACAGGCTATCCGTAGACCTGAGCAGATGCGTGAAGAAGCAAGGCTTGGAGCAGGTGTCTTTGGTCGTGGTCGTGCTGGTTTAAATATAGGCGGTGCTGGACAACCTGAATTGTTTGCACTTGCTCGTGCTCGTGAAGAACAGCGTGCTCGTGACTTTGCTCAGGCTGAACAGGCTGCTCAACAGCGTATTGGCTTTGGTACTGGACTGTTTGGCACAGGTGCTACAATGTATGGAACAAGTTACCAGTTACCTGTTCAAGCACTTGCTCCGTTCCAGGCACAGTTTGGAGTGTCTCAACTGCTTGAGCAAACTGCACAACAACCGTTGGATATCGGTGCTCAACTTGGTGGTCGTACCGCCACTGCTGGACAAGCTGCTGGTCAGAGTTTATTGACTGGTGGTCTAGGCGCTGCTCAGACAAGACTGCAAGGTTCACTGGTTGGTCCGTCACTTATGGCTTCTAACATTGCAAATGTTGGTCAACAGTATATGCAAGGACAACAGCAGCAACAACTGTTTGATCGGTTACTAGCACTGCGCCAGCCTTCTGGATTTAGAACTGGGTTTACACAAGGCCCTAGTGCTGAATTTGCTGCTCAGTATTTTGGTGGTGAATAACTAAGGAAAAATTATGGCAATACAATCTTTATTTGGTACATCTCCTGAAGAAGTTATTCTTGCTAGACAAAAAGAAGCAAGGCAAGAGCAACTACTTCGTAATCAACAAATAGCACAGCAAGGTTCTCAGTTTGGTGTCTTTGCTCCGCTATACCAAGCTGGTTTAAGATTTGGAGATATTGCAGGACAAGCAGTTTCTCAAGGATTATTCCCAGGCTCTGCTGATCCTATTCTAAAGAAAGCGGTAGATGTCCAGTCTGTATTGTCTAGGTATCAAGGACAAGACTTATCTGACCCTACTGTTCTTAAAGGTATGTCTGGTGAATTGTCTAAACTTGGATATGCTAACGAAGCAATGATGTTATCCAGAGAAGCCACCACGGCAGAAAGACTTGCTCGTGCTGAGAAGAGAGAAGAAACTAAATTAGATATTCAACTTGCAGAGTTAGGTATTAAACGCCGTACTTTAACTCGTCAAGAAGAAAAAGACGAAAGAGATTTAGTTGAATTCTTTAAGAAGAATCCTGAACAATCTGGCACAGCGTTACAAACTCTTGCTGCACAGATTGAAAGAGACCCAACTAACCAAGTATTATTAGATAGATATAATAAGATTGCTCAGGCTGGTACATCTGGCGCAATGGAAGTATCTGCTAAAGCAGAAAGAACTGCAATTGAAACTGAGAAAGATAGAGTATTAATTGCTAGATACCGTCAAGAACTAGACGATACTCGTAAACTTAAACCAGCAGATAGATATGATGCTGAGATTGACGCAGCTAGGGACTTGCTAAAGAACTACAAGATTGATATTACTAAACCTCTTGAAGGTCAAGTATCAGCACAAGTTCTTTATGGTCCTATTGCTGGAGAACTTACGAACGCTTACGAGAGAGCATTACGCCGTAAGACTACTGAGATGGGCGGCGCTCCTGCACCTGCTCCTGGTGCTACTCCAGGTCCTGCGGCTGCTCCAACAAGCGGTGCTTCAAAAGTCATTGACTTTAACGCTCTTCCTAAATAAGGACTAGACAATGGATGTTCGTTTACCAGATGGAACAGTAATTCAAAATGTTCCAGAAGGAACCACGCAAGCAGACTTAATGAATCGCCTTAACTCGGCAGGATTCAAGCAGTCTGTTATCCAAGACCCACTTACAAAGCAAGTAAACTCTGAGGCTGCTAAGAGCATCTCTGCGGCTATCCCTGCTCCTATTAAAGAGGCTGCATCAGCAGTTGGTGAGACTGTTGAAGCTGGTTGGAATGCTTTGCCTGAAGGAGTTAAGCAACCACTAAAGACAACTGGTAACTTCCTACTTGATGCTATCGACTATCTACAGCGTCCATTTCAAGCAGTTGCTGTTGGCGGTAAAGAAGTAGGTAAAGCCGCTGAAAGAAACATAAAACCATCAGATGTCTTTGGTTTAACTACGCTTTCTCGTGCTTTCTCTAAACCAGAAGAAAGACAGGCAGTTGTCTCAGCGGCTGGTAGAGGTATTAGAGGAGAAGAGAAAGCATCTACACAAGAGTTACTGTCAGATGATTTCCGTAAGAACAATCCTGT